GCAGCATAGAATTCGATCGCAATTGCTTCATCCTTGAGATATGCTATAACGACATCATCGTTTGCCATATCCTGCGCTAGGTCTGAATAATGCATCATGTCCATAGATCTTTACGAATTTTGGTAAGGCGAATGAGCATTGCATCATCCTCTTCCCTCCATTCGGTCTGCAACTTTTCCGAAGCTTCCATATATGCTTCGTGTACCTTAAAGTCTTCGGCCTCGTGGTCGAAATCATCGTCTAAGGAACTCATTATGCCCAAGCCCTGATCACTATAGGACGGTCTGTCTAGTTCTTTCCTAGCAGGCCGAGTTACGGTCCACCATCTATATAGAGCAAGAATCTCTCTTGCAGAAACAGCCTGATGGTCACATCTTTCGTGCGGTGGAAGATTAGGATCATCCAGTGTGGCTGCCCATTCCAAATATGCAATCCCGAGATCGGGACGACGGAAAGGGTAAAAGAAACGATAGAGTGGCATGTGTTTCTCAAACCAGGATGCCTTCTCTTTATATTCCCCGGACCAGAGGTATTTACTCCAAGCCTGTTCAACCTCGACAAATTCCTTTAGGATGTTGAAATTGACATTCAACATAATATGATCAATGTCATAATATCCGGGGACAAGGCCAGTATCCACTTTATGATACTGATCATAGGTCCTGTACCGGATCCAATCGTGGGCTTTTTCAAACTTCCACTTGACGGGCATAATAGTAGAATACTTCAAATCATGCATAATCCAATGTCTAATTGGTGCATTCTCCTTGTATTCCTTCTCAAACAGGCGCCAACCCTTTGAGGTCATAGATCCAGGTGGATCGTAACGCATCCACGACTTGAATCTATAATATATCTTTTTAATCACATTCATAAGTGAATATACTACATCACCTATTTATTGTCAATTGGATTAGCGTTGATTAGCCTTGGAGACAAATTCATTCATCTTATCTGCTTCAGCAATAATCTCTTCGGTGGTTGGAAATGTCTTTTGATTATTTCCATTTTGTACACCCTCGGCCTTGTGCTTTTCATTAAGAATGACTTGAGCGAGTTGGAGCAATTCTAAGCGAATTTCATATGGTGATCTACCAGTCTTCATATTATCTCCTCGGGATAACAATGGAAGAAGTTGCCTGCTCATACTGAGACTGCAATTGTCCTGCTGGATCAGTGGTAATCACTGGCTTAGGTATTGTTACTGCCTTATCTGGGTCGGCCATCATAAGAAACGGAGCGAATCTTAGTCCCTGTTCTGTTCCAATCATGCATAGTGGCTTCTCAACCCTATAATGTTCGGCTGTCTCTTCGGTTACGCGAGCAATAAATTCCTCGCCTGTACTTACTTTAAATACACCGATGTAAGGCGTTTCTTTCGGCTTTGTTATTAACATTAAAAATCATCCCATCCGTCTACGGCTTCAGAGCGACTGTACTCTGTTACCTTGGTTTCAAAAAAGTTCTCACGCTTCTCGGCATTTAGATATTCATATGGGTTCTTTGTATATCCCTTATAAATCACACCTAAGCTTAACAACTTTGCCCTTTGGTTTACAAGATACTTTACGTATCCTTCTGTACTTTCCTGCGAGATACCCAAAATTCTGTCACCGTAAATTTCCTTACCCCATTCAATTTCTTGTTCTGCGGCTTGCGTAATATTGTCGATAAGAATTTGTTTATCTGCGGGATCGTTTATATCAAATATTTCTCGAATGATGTTAGCAAACATATTCACATGTGTTACTTCATCATTCTCGATGTACTTAATCATTTTAGCAACGTTCGCGACCTTATTACGAGCTGCCAATTGATAGAAGAACTGGAAACCGTTATAGAAGTAAATACTTTCTAATGCAAAGTTAGCTGCAAGTGCAGTCTTAAAATTTACCAGTGTCTTGTCTGCAATAAACTTTTCATATTGCCCTGCAATGAACCTATTGCGCCTAAGAAGTAATTCATTTCTGCGCCAATAGTTATAGATATCTTCGCGCTCTGTGTTTGGGAACAATTCCTGTAGCAAATACTGGTAAGATTGCGAATGGATCAATTCCTGGAAAGCCTGAATTGTAAATAAGCCACCTACTTCGGGTGCAGTAATGTAATCTGCAATGTTAGGTAGATTAGATACCTGCATGCTGTCAAGTGCAATTAAGAATGACAATGTATTCTTAAATGCTTCCATTTCATCTTTGGTTAATTCCCTAATTGTCACTTTGTCGTCCACAAGTGAAATCTTTTCGGGAATCCAAAAATTGTTTACCATAATCTTATATAATTTCGGTGCCCACTGATACTTAACACTGTTTAAGTTAAGAATACCAGTGGCCCTGCCATTAATCATTTGACGTGCAACCTGTGCATCATCGCCCAGTTCGTCAAAGATTCTCTTTTGTGTTAGTTCTGTCATTGTCTTCTTTTTCCGTAATGAAAGCCAGCTGGCATTTCTTGTCCAATTTTTAATCTTCTAATCTCATATCCGTTTGTAATCCATTTACCCCTATCTGGAAAAGGTGCCATACCAGGTTTCCAGTTTTCCGGAATAATATCATTGGGCCTAAAATATTTACTATTCTTGCCATCTGTATACCATTTTGAACCACCCATACTAGGAGTAAGTCCGCCATTGAGAATATGATTTCGTTCAGGATATCTTCTCATAGGATTATTATCTCCTGTCATGCCTTCGGAAATCTTTTTCTTTGCTGAGTCCGAATGCATCGGATTACCAATATCTTTCATTCTTTTAGAGGAATTTTTAGACATTGCTTTCTTTGCAATCTCATAATGCCTAGATGAAATTCTTCTACTATTTTTCTTATTTTCTGTCGCCATCCAAAAAAATGCGTTTGATATTTTCCAATTCGACGGATAAATCTTATATAACAACCAATGAGCAATATAATGCTCTTTTGCTGTTAACTTGGTTAAATTCTCCTTATCATCGGTTCCATTTAAACATTTTGGTACAATGTGATGATTTTCACAGTAATCTAAATTTCGTTCTAATTTACCACGCTCGCAAATTAAATCATATGTCTTTTTATAATTCATTATTACCCCGCACAATGTATTTATCATTATGCGCGGGGTAACTAGCCAGCACAGGCCACGCAATCCTCCTCAGCCTTAATAGCAGAATCGACAGTAGCATTCTTCTTAATGGCTCTAATGTAGTAGATTGCCTTCAATCCTTTGCTGTGTGCATAGTGGATGGCATCATAGAGCTCTTTGGCGTTAAATGTCTCTTTACGCTGGTCAAATATTAACTCCATAGAGCAGCCTGTGTCAATGAACTTCTGCAATTCAGCCACTACGTCAATAATTTCAGTAGCAGTGTGCTTTGGAAAGGTCTTTCCATAGGCAAGCGGATTATCCTTTAGGAATTTAGCAACAACGACAAGTTTACCATTCTTATTGTCTTCCGAAAAGAATGCATCATAGACTGGCAATACGCTTGCACTTGAGTCCATGTAAATTGATGTACTTGTATTAGGTGCCGGGCTAGTGAGCTGACTATTGCGCATTCCGTGTTGGTTGATCTGTGCCTGTAATGCATCCCAGTCATACTTCCCTGAACCAAATTCCTTGAACTTTGCTACTCTGTTACCATTCTTCCATTCTGAATGTTCAAAAGCTTCAAAGGAACCGAATCTCTTAGCAAGTTCAACACTGGATAGTGCAGCATGGTATTCAATACATTCTGCGAGCTCTCGAATGTAATCGAGGTCTCTAAAATTCATGAATTCCCTTGCAAGATGATCATGTAGTCCTTGCATGCCAATCCCTATTGTCCTATAACGCGCATTGTGCGATGCTGTGATTTTATCAGGTGCGTTAGTGAGGCTGATTCCATAGTCCAGAATTCGTGTAGACAGGGATGCAATTTTACCTAATTCCTTGAAGTCTTTAATGTTACCGAGTACGATAGAGGCCAGATTACATACGTGGCCGAGCTCATCTGGTTTTACATTAGAGAATGACTCGGTACACAAATTAACACACGGTATGCCAACGTGACCATTATCGTCGCCCTTATTTGGGTTGTATTCGTTGATTGTATCTGTAAATGAGATATAAGGAAGTCCTGTCTCGAATTGAATACGCATAATAATTTTCATCAGGTCTCGTGCGTTATCAAATTTGCGAGATACAGCTAACAAGCCATCTTCGGCTGCCTTTTCAATCTTTAGATATGCATCTGTAAATGCCTGCCCGTGCAAGCCGCGCACATCAATTCCCAATTTCTTCTTTACCTCAAATGGGCAGAATGTGGTCCATGACTGCTTATTCTTGTCTCTTTCCATGAAAATATCGGGTACGCAGATTTGTGGAAATACATCGTATGCCTTCATTCTTGGGTCGCCGTGTTCGGTTTGCATATCAAGGAAGTCCAAAACATCGTTGTGCCAAATTGGCAATGCAATAGTGCCTGCACCTGCACGTTTACCACCCTGATTAACGGCAACAAGGGTGTCGTTTAGAATCTTAATCCACTGAACAATAGTACCTGCGGCATTCTGGTAACCATTAACATCAGAGCCCTTGGCGCGCAGATAACCCAGGAATACACCCAGGCCACCACCATTCTTGGAAATTAGCGCAACACGTTTAATGTTATCGAAAATAGAATCAATGTCATCCTCAACGGCGATAATGAAACATGATGCGATATTACCGCCCTTACGAAGATTAGCCAAGAATGGTGTAGCTAATGAGATCTTACGTTGTGAAAGTGCATTATAGACTTCCTTCACAAACTTGATTCGCGTCTCTGCTGGCTCAAGTTGACCAAATCTCATTGCATTAACCATATGCATGTGCTGGTTTAATTCGAACTTACCTAAGTATTTCTTCTTTGCTGTAATAAGACTGGCATAACTGTAGTCTAGGTCGCGAACTTGTTTAACTGCTGCGCCGAGATCATCTAAATCATTCTCAGAATAAAATTCCAATAACTCCTTAGTATAATGGCCCTTTTCTATATTGTATTGCACAATTTCCTTAAATGACTTTCCACGCAATGGAAAATTTGCCCATTCATCTGCTGCCAGGGCACGGCCTGCAACATTGACCCAATCGGGTTCCGAAGGTGTAGCTAATTGAATTGCGTGCTGAATAACATTTAATTGAATATCGCGTGTGCTAATTCCCGGTTTAAGGAATTGATCGAACTTTGATTCGAGAGCAAGGGGATTTACATCTTGTCCCTCTGTTGCCATCTGTATTGATTTTTTAATCTTCGAGACATCATACGGTTCCCTTGTCCCGTCACGCTTCTCTACCATAATTTCTTTAAATGCCATAATTTCTTTCTCTCTATGTTATATTTTTTATTTGGTGGCGTGGGAATCTCTGCATAACGATAAAGTAATCATATATATCAGAATGATTACTTACCTTTCCCGACTCGTAATTTAAAATAAATGTGTTATTAACAACAGGCAATAAATAATCCCCCTCATTGTCCTTAACTACCCAAAGTTCTATATCATCTTTGTTTAGTAGTGTTAATGTATAGAAAATTATAAGACTAACAGAATTTCTACAAAATGAACCATGAAAGAATATTTCCCAAGGTGTAGGCCAGTCCGCTGGACTATAATAATCAATGGATCTTGCACCACGCGGAATAGTTGCACAAAATTTAGCAACCTCGGTGAGCTGTTTCTCAATAGGAAGCTGCTTAATTTCCTCTCGCAATTTTTTCCACAGGTGAAGGCGCTCCTCATTCGAAATCGAATTCCAAATCATACGGATCCTTAGATTGGTAACCAGCTAATTGTGCTTGTGCTGAATATCAACGAACCTGCGAAATCGTGCATATACGAAATCTCGATATTCCCAAGTACATATTGAGCAGTAAAGCTAATATCATCAGGAAAATCTAAATTTATCTCAGTGCTCGTATCTGTCATTGTTGCGGTAGTGGCGGTTGATGTAATCTGAAATGATCCATTTCTAGAAAAATTTACTCCCAGTGCATTAGGATCCACTAAATTCGGTGAATCAGTAATATCGTAAAATATGTTATAAAATGGAGTCGCTGCATAGGTAAGTTCTGGAATAACAGTAGGTACACCTGCAGGAGGAAGAACTATAACAAGCGGTGCTAATACAATTCCGCCACCGATGCCCACGACAAGCTCAAGATATTCTCCGTTCAAGTTTCCAAGAAATACTCTTCCCGTATCTGTGGCTAGAGCAAGTTCTCCAGGAAGTAGAATATTGGGCCAAATGTTTATATTGGCGCCGCCCGTACCTGTATACCCAGGTGGATACAGATTATCGAATTGTGCCTGTGTGCCTCGCCTATTTTGAATTCTTGAAACTACTACTGGTGTTGCCATACTTAATCCTTACTCTGTGCTTTATTTATGCGAAACCGTACTGGTCATAATAGGCGCATACTTTGTTTGCCCACATAGTTTCATAGTGTTTAAATTCCGCACCCTCAATAATGAATTCCTGATATTTTGCATCTCTTGTAGCAATCATTACTACACCTCGTGCTATATTTGTTCCATACATTTCGTTGTGAGACATTGCATATGCAGCCAATTGCATAAAATAATCCTCAATCCACTCTTTTCTCTTGTCCTTGAGACTGTTCTTAAAGTCCATAATGGACGGAATATTTTCATGTATACCAACAAGGTCAGTGGTACCTGCATATAAATCTTTAGAATATAAAGAAACTTCTGTACCCCATACTTCATTGATTTTCGGAAATGCATTCTTTATGATTACCTCGGCTAACGCCCTGGCCATTAATGTGCCAGACATTGCCTCTCCAAGTATATAATTCTCTAAATTCTTGTGCATCCCGTTGCCAAGACTACTTGACTCGGTAAGAATTTTCTGGGCCTTATCTTCACCAACATTTTGCTTCCACTCATTAATGTGGGTCATATCCTTGGTCTTTCCAAGGATAGTAGTTACTGAGGGAAGTGGGCGAGATTCTCCTACAATGTATCGTCTACCGTGTTCGGTATCAATGCGTTTCAGAGGTTGATAGTTATAAAGATTGTTTATTATCATTGACTAATTGTAACACAAAGAGTATCACTTAGCGAGTCTTCGCCTCTGTGATTCGGATATTTTCTGTTTAGTCTCTTCCGATAACATCTTACCTTTATTGGCCTCCGATTGTATCCGTTTTGTTTCTTCAGAATGGACGCGACCTTTTGATTTTTCACCTATCTTTCTTTTTGTTTCCTCGGACAATTTCTTTCCAGTATTTTCGTCCTGTAAGAATTGTATTCTCTCAATCCTCAATTTTTCATATGTTCTTGCTGATATTCTACTTCCCTTTGTCATCTGTGCCATTGCCCAAAATGCATAAGTCATTTTAGAATTTTTATATATTTTCCATAACAGATAATGTGCAATAAAATGTTCACGAGGTGTAAGAGACACAAGATTTTCAACCTCATTATTTCCACCCATACTTCTCGGTAAAATATCAGACAGAGTTATTCCTGCTCGTATCTGTGCTCTAGAAATAAGATTTTGATAGATTTTTAGATAATTCATATGATATACTTAGTATATCATATTTATTACCCCCAGCAAATCTTCCACTGAATAGTGGAACCTGTGTCCGGGTTTGATTGAATGGTTATTGTATAACCAAGGCCCTTAAAATAAGACAATACAGCATTGAGTTGAAGCTGAATTTGTTTATTGGTTGCAGCACCAGACCATACCTGCCAATATAGATTTGGATCTGTACCGAATGTGTTTATAGAAACATTTATCGAGACTACTGCCGGATTAGCAGGAGGATTTGGCAATGCTGCTGTAGGTGGATTAAAGACTGTACCTGTTGCAGTCGGTGTATAGCCTGTACCCGGCTCAAGTACAGCAATAGATAGAACAGATGTGCCACTAAGTGTTACTAGTGTCTCTGCACCTGTACCCGGGTCGATAATAACCAAATATGGCGGAATATCTACGTATCCCGAGCCTGTGTTGTTTACTAATACGCTTGTAATTGATCCTGCAATGTCAGTGAATGCAGTGCCAATAAAACTTCCACCTTCAGGATATGGTAGAAGTGGATTTAGTGTAGATACAATCTGAACTTCAGTAACACTGTCCTGATATCCCGATCCAGGATTCAAAACTGCTACTGAGACAATTGCACCAGTGATGCTTACTGCCGTAATCTGGAATACAGCATTGACATAAGCAATATTAGGTAATACGGCGCGAGTTGCAGTAATTGTGTCACTTGTGGTATAGTTAGTTCCACCGTTAACAATGTTCACGTTAACAATCTGTCCAGCGGCATTTACCAATGGTTCAAGCACTGCACCAGCACCTAAAATAGTCGATGTAACTGCCATTGTTGCTGGTACAGGTTGATAACCAAGTCCCGGATTTGTCATGTTAATTGACAAGATGTTTCCGCCATTTGTTGTCACTGTAGCTGTAGCAACCACACCGGGAATGACACCAACAGGAGGAAGAAAATATACAGATGGGGTATCTACATAATATCCACTGCCTCCGCCGAGTGAGACACCTGTTACATATGAATAAATTGCAATACTATCATTCAATGCAAGAGGATATGTAAATGTTATTTGATTTGGACCGGTAACAGTGTATTGAAGTAATGCACCTTCCATTTGCATAACACCGTTAACAAACACCAATAGGTATGAAGTGTTACCAGTAATGGCAACTGTATCAACTATCGTGTTGACAACTGTCTGTCCTGCTGTTGCAGAAATGCCTTCGTATGTAGGAACCGAACTCGATCCACCGTTGTCTACATCAACTGAAAGTACACCCGAAACAAATGTCATTGGTGTATTACCGCCGACGGTAGTACACATTTGGCCGCCGCCGACCTGACACTGACTTGCAGCAGCAAGGATCGCTTGCTGAATCATGCAAATTTCTTCCCAAATAATCGGATGATTAAGGGCCAATTGACCCATTAAGCCCGAATTTGGAAAACCTGAACCTGGTGCGCAGCAATCTGACATTTCTCTTATCCTATTTTAGTTGCCGATTGGGCCATATCGCTGACTTGGGCTGCCGAATCTTGTGTTGGCTTACCTGCACCCGGTGTTGCACCCTCTGGTGGGGTAAATCTAACTATTGTCGGTGTTGCATTAAGAACGGCAGGATTTCTACTTAGTAAACCCATGATACTATTTACATCAACAGAATATCCCATGCCCTGTAGTTGGGTTACCAAGTCCTGCGTGTTAATTTCTTGACTGCCAGAACCTTTAGCACCAATTATGAGATTACCCAGGTCTGTTTCCAAACTCTGGTTATAATTCTCATCGAGAATTTCCCTTGCTCTCATGGGCTATCTTAGCCTCTTGCTTCGCGTAATTTCTTTGCCTTTTCAACAAGTGTACGCATGTGGGCAACTTTCTGCTGAAGAGATTCTGTCTTCATTGCACGTCCTAGCGGTTCTTCGCTATCAACTGCCCCGAATTCGTCTTCAGCATCTAATTCGCCTTCTAAGTTGTCTAGATCAGCGTCTAGGTCAGCATCGGCATCCATTGCAGACATATCGTCCATTCCGTCGACATCAACACTAATGTCTTTATCCATATCTACCTGTGCTGTGACCTGTCCTGTATTTGCCATGTTAGCAACGGCATCGTCGACCTGTCCCTTGGCAGTATATAGCGAATCCATAACGCTCTGTAGAGCACCATAAATTTGAGTCTGGAAAGCAGATGCTGATTCCATGCCGTATGTCTCGCGCATCTGATCTGTTACTGGAGGAAGATCTTCGTTTTGTAAACGACCAATCTTTTCAACCATTTCTTGGAGTTCCTGGGCAAAGCCCTTTGCTGCCATCATAACCTCTGCTTGGCTTACTTCTGTCTCTAGAAGGCGGCGAAGATTCTTTACTAAGTTTCCGTGTTCTTTCATTACAATTCCTTTACGTCTAGCAGCGGCATGAGCTGCAAATGGGTCTGGTACCATACGACCGTTTTTGTCGCGGATCATGGGCACTTGTTCGTCGGCTTCCGGCTTTAGCGACAAGGCAGGATTATCTAAAACCTTCATGGCGTGTCTTGCCTTAGCTGTATTCGGAACTTGAGCTGCATGGCCTGCACCGAAGCCGGGTCTCTTAGCCTCGTCGTCCCAAACACCTTCTTCTAAATCTGATTCTTTCATGGTTTCTTCCTCTTCCATCATTGGCATTTCTGGGGCAATTACAGGGGTTTGTGGATTGTCTAATGCAGCACTCGCCTGAATTCTTGCCATAGCATCTTGTCTAACACGCTGTTCAATAATTTCATCAGGAAAACGATATCTGCTCGAGCGATACTCATCCATTGCTCTGTCGACTGCTCTTTCGAAATCAACCTGTTGCATTCCGGTAATCTCAAATGTATCGACTACATAGTCAACAAGATTACCAACAACTAAATTTAGCTTAGGAGATTGGAAATTCATGAGTGCAAATTCACGAAGGCTTTTAATACCTTCCAATACAAGCAATCTCTTGGAAATCTCTGGAGATCCGCGTGCATCGTCACCCTTAACCTTTAAGTCAGTAATCTCTTCCTCAATTTGTTCCATGATAGAGACTAAATCTTTATCACTAGCATCTTCGGCGATCTTAAAACCGTAATTAGTTTCGAGGTGCTGATTTATCCTTCTGAAAGTGGTATCTGGTGATTTACCAATGTCGTTTAAAAGCATATAAACAGTTCCTGTTAAGTTTTATTTCTAGTATTTATCATTCTATTAGCTATTTTACTCTTTTGAAAATAGAGATACTATTCCTTGCATTTCTTGCCAATATTTCGGCTACCTGAAATTTATCTTCTAAAATTGCCATACGTTCAATATCGTGACGCTTCTTTGCACTTTTAAGACAATTTAGATAATGAAGCATATCGTTATGATGTTTTAGATATACCTCTTCCTGTGCCAACACCTTCTTTATGATAGCTGGTTCACCAGAGTTATATCGTTGTGCAATAATTACCGCTACATCAAATACAGAAATATCTTTATATAGCATTGTCCTGTTTGGTAAAATCACATCATATAAACCATTGCTATTTTTTTCAACAAAAGTGTTACCT